GCAAACCATCCTCGACCCCTTCATGGGCAGCGGCACGACCGGCGTAGCCTGCGCCCAGCTAGGCCGCAAGTTCATCGGCATCGAGATAGAGCCGCGCTACTTCGACATTGCCTGCAAGCGCATAGAGGCCGCCTACGCGCAGGGTCGGCTGTTCGGCGACCAGACAGCGAGCGCGCCGGAGCAGGCCAGCCTGCTCGGGAGCGAAGCATGAGCCGCTTCTACGCCCGCAAGAAGGACGCGAACCACAACGAGATCGCGGAGGCGCTGGAAGCCGCCGGCTGCAGCGTGCTGGACCTGAGCCGCCTCGGGCACGGCACCCCGGACGCGCTCTGCTGGTCGCCGCGCCTCGCCGCCTATGTGCTGGTCGAGTTCAAGAACCCCAAGGGCCGCAACCGCATCGAGCCGCAGCAGGCCGAGTTCCTGCAGAACTGGCGCGGGCCGGTCGTGGTGGTGTCGAGCGTCGAGGAAGCCCTGCGACTTTTCACCGGAGCCCTGTCATGAGCGAGTCCGTCACCTTCGCGTTCAAGTCGTTCCAGTCCGTGCGCGTCAAGGCCATCGAAGCGTCCGGCTTCGTTTTCTCCCGCATGGCGAACGCTCACAACGAGCACGAATACAAGGTCGCGTACTGGCTCGAGGGTGACCGCAAGGAAGGCTGGTTCTACGAGTTCGAGTTGGAGGCCGCATGACCGACGCCGACCGCCTCCGCTTCGAGGAATGGGGCCGCCGCCTCGCGCACAAGGCCTTCGGTGCGCAGTGGGCCGTCAAGAAGCCCGACATCGTCCCGCCGCCCAAGCCCGCGCTGGAGTTCATCGGCGCCGGCCCGCTCGCCATGTGGCTGCCGGCCGGGGAGCCCGCATGAGCGTCACCGAACTCCCCCGCAAGACCACGCTGGCCGCCCTGCGTCGCCGGCTGGCCCGCGAGATCGCCCTGCACCGGGAGCGGGAGGCCGCCGAGGCCGCCCTGCCCAAGCCCAAGGTGCGCGGCGTGGACGTGCTCGCCATCGTCGTGCTGATTGCCATCGGCCTCGCGGCGTGGTTCGGGGCGGCGCGGTGACGGCGGTGTATGCGGGCGGGGAGGGCGCGGCGGTGCCAAGCCCCCGCGTGCGCCAGCGCTTCCAGGCCCGGAAGATCCTCGTCCCAGCCTCGGACCGCGAGGCGCGCATCGCCAGCATCGCCACGTTCCTGCGCAATGCCCTGCCGGGCAAGGTGCTGGCGGTTGAGATCACGCGCCACAGCGCCAAGCGCAGCAGCAACCTGAACGCCTACTACTGGGGCGTGGTGGTCAAGACGATCAGCGAGGCGACCGGCTACGAGCCCGAGGAAGTCCACGAACTGCTGGCGAGCAAGTTCCTGCCGCCGCGCGAGGTCACGATCGGCGGCGACACGATCATGGTGCGCGCCAGCACCGCGAAGCTGCCGACCGTGGAGTTCATGGCCTACCTCGAGGACTGCAAGCGCTTCGCCGCGGTGCAGCTGGAAGGCCTCTACATCCCGGACCCGAACGAGTACCACGAAGCAGCGAGGGCAGCGTGATTAAATCAGTCCACGAGCGCCTGGTCGAGTGGGGCGAGGAGAAGTTCTACCCCGGCTGGGACCAGGCTCGGCCCGGCGTGCTCGGGCGGATGATCGACGAGGGCCGGGACGAGCGCGTGAAGGCCCAGCGGCGCCGCGACGCCAAGTTCCGCCGGCAGCTGAAGCGGCTCGGCATCCGGGTCAAGAAGCAGCGCGGCAGCGCCTCCATGCGCGTGGTGCAGTGCAAGGAGTCGCACCTCGGCCGCATGGAGATCCTGACCCACGCTGGGGAATCGTTCTCCGCGGTGCCCGACGGCGGGCTGGGCGAGATGATCGACCGCATGGCCGGCTCGATCGAGCGCTCCCGCCGCTGCCGGGAGGTGGGCGAGCTCGTGGACCTCATGCCGGAGGATCTGCGGATGGTGGCCCAAGCCGCCTACGGCACCTGCGCGACCCCCGTGGACGTGCCGCGGGAGGATGAGGAGGCGGCCGAGAAGCTGCGGATGGCGCTGCGGACCTACGAGCGCCGCAAGGCCGAGATGCTGAACTGGCTGGCGGAGCGTCTGGGGCTGCGCTCGGCGGTCGCAGCTTGACATTTCCCGTTTTGGCGGGCAAAATCTTTTTTCAGATAGGGTGCAAGAAGCGCACCCGAAGGTTTCCAGAGGCCCGCCCCGCGCGGGCCTCGTCGTTTCCACAGTCGGCCATGCGGCGTTCTAGGCGCACAACGGCCGGCGAATCAGGCGCAGGGAGACCCCCGCCTTAAGCGCCACGGCAGAGCGCTGTCACTGCCACCAGTTTCTACGCCCGCAACACCGGACCACCTCCGAGCCCCCACCTAACGCCGAGCCGGGATCGTCGGGCACCTACACCGCGGAGGCCACCATGAGCGCAGCCGGCCAGTTCATTGCGACTTGCCGCAAGCGCGGCGTGGCCGTGGTAACGGTGGGGGACGAGGTATCCCTGCGCGGCTGCAAGTCCGACGTCGATGCGCTGTTGCCGCGCCTCACCGAGTGCGTGGATGCCGTCTACGCGCTGGTGCTGTCGTTCCAGTGCGCGATCCCGCCCCGGCTGGCCGAGTGGCACTGATGGAACCCGCCTCCGACCTGCGCCTGGTCATCGTCGCCCTGCGCGGCGCCGACCGCGGCAAGTTCGGCTGGGTGCTCTACACCGACGACCTGCTGGTGCAGTCGCGCCGCAAGTTCGACAGCCGGGAAGCGGCCGAGGCCGACGCGGCGGAGTTCCAGAAGCCCGGCGAGGCGCTGCACTGACATGCGCGACTACTTCAAACCGGCCGAGACGGCCTGCCGGTGTGGGTGTGGTCTGGATGTGATCCGCGGCACGCCGTTCCACAAGCGCCTGAACGAACTGCGCGAGCGGTACGGGATGCCGTTGTTCATGACCTCCGGCACGCGCTGCCCGGCGCATAACGCCGCGGTGAGCAGCAGCGGCCCGATGGGGCCGCACACGCGCGGCGCCGCGGACTTCAGCGTGGAGCGCAAGGACGCGTACCGCCTCCTCCTGATCGCGCTCGACATGGGCTTCAAGGGCATCGGCGTGCAGCAGAAGGGCGGCGGCCGGTTCATCCACCTCGACGACCTGCCAGATGCCCCCGGGCAGCCGCGGCCGACGGTGTGGAGCTACTGAACCGTGAGCCCCGAGCAGCGCGGCATGCGCCTGGCCTCGGACCTGGGCGTCGGCCTGCTGTTCGTGCTGGCCCTGTGGCTGCTGTCGGTGATGCCGCCGGACGCCGGCAGCCGGGCCAAGCGGCTGGCGTGGGACGGCATCGAGATCGCGTTCCAGGTCGTGCTGTGGATCGGTGTCGCCATCGTCTGCGGCCCCAGCTGGGCGCGGCAGTCGTGGCAGACCTGGCGCGAGAAGCGCCGCGGCAAGCCATGAAGTGCCGCGCTCTGTTCCTGCGCTGGCACGAACGGATCGTGGAGCGATTCCTGCTGTGGGTCGAGGACGCGGCCTACGACCTTCGGCAATGGATGTACGACCGCGCGGCACGCGCACGGGGGCGGGAATGACGCAATGCACAAGGAAATCGCGGCCGTGACGCGGCGCATGTGCTGGTCGTGCATGGGTCTCGGCGCCGGCCTGCTGCTGCTGACCTTCACGGCCACCGCCGCCGCCGGCGACCTGGCGACCGGCCCGGTGGGCTGGCGCGACGTGGCGGCCGGCTCCATCGGGATCGTCATGCTGCTGTTCGGCTGGCTCGGCACGCGCCTGCACTCGCGGGTGGACTCGCTGGAAAGCGAAGCCGTCTCGAACGACGAGGTGCGCCAGATGATCGGCGACCTGCTGGCCCCGCTCGACGAGCGCAGCCGGCACATCGAGGAATCGGTGAGCGCCGTCCACCGCCGACTCGACAACCTGCACGTACCCAACGCCCGGACCGGGCAACCCTGACCCAAGGTATCCCGACATGACCCTCCGCCAATTCCTGATCCCGCTGGCGCTGGCCCTGCTGGTGGCCACGCCGACCATGGCCGCCGAGTACGCGCTCGACGGCAACCCGTCGCTGTCCGACAAAGCCCTGTGGGGCCGCAAGAGCGGCACCACGAACACGAAGGAGGACGTGGAGGTAACGTCCGGCGCCATCCACGTCTTTTCCGAGGGTGGCACGGCCACGACTCCGCCGACCGGCGCCAGCGCCACGCAGGTGCAGGGCACGGCTGCAGATGCCGCGGCTGCCGTCGGCAACCCGGTGCAGATCGGCGGCGTGGACGGGTCGGGGAACGCCCAGCGCGTGCTCACCGACACGACCGGCGCGGTGGCGACGTACAGCGGCGCTCCGGCAGCGGCGAGTATCCTGGTCGGCCATCAGGCCCAGACCGCCACCACGGCGGCCACCACGATCATCACGATCCCGGCCGGCTCGACGTGGTACGGCACGGTCACCGTCTCGGCCGACGTCGGCGTGGCGGCTGCCTCGGCCACGGCAGGGCAGGCCCTGGGCACGGTGACGACCGCGGGCGCCGGCGTGACCCCTGCGGCCGGGACCGTGCATACCTGCGAGGCCCGCGCCGGCGCCAATGCCGCGACCGGCAACGTCGGCTCGCAGGGCAACAACTCCTGCAAGATCGAGATGTACATCAACTGCGCCAGCGGCACCTGCACGCTGCAGGGCGCCAGCACGCAGGCCGGTACGGCCTCGCGCGTGAGCTTCTCGGCCAGCGGGCGGCTGCTGTAGGAGGCATGACCGTGCCGGGCAGCTTCGCCACGCCGCACTCCAGCCCTCGCTCGTGATCTACGTCTTCAAGCGCCTCACCTAGGAGCACCCATGGACAGCAAGAACGTCGCCCTCTCCAAGACCGTGATCGGCGTCGTGGTGACGCTGCTCACCCCGTACCTGGCCAAGCACGGCTTCGTGTTCGACGCCGACGGCCTCGCCGCCGAGCTCGTGACGCTGGCCGGCGCCGCGCTGGCGGTCTACGGCCGCTTCACGGCCTCCAAGTCCCTGACGGTCCTCAAGTAGGGCCATGGGCCGCCTCGGCTACTTCGGCTGGGGCGCATCTGCCGTCGCCGCACTCGGCGTCGGCGTGATGATCGGCTGGCTGGTCTGGGGCCGGGCGGTGCCGGAGCTCCCGGCCGCGGCGACCCGGCAGGCGGATGGCTCGCTGGTGCTCGAGCGCGTGGCCAGTATCCCGGTGCCGGTGGCGCACCAGCTACCGGAGGGCGCCAAGCCCGAGCGCCGCGTGAGCGCCACGGTCAAGCCCGCCACCGGCAACCCGGTACGCCTCGACCTGAGCCTGATCGACACGATCGACGGCGGCCGGGTAGTGGCCAGCAGCCCGGACGGAGAAGTGACCGGCGGGACCGACCTGTCGCTGCGTACGACGCATGTGGCGTTCGTCAACGCCAAGCCGTGGGCCGCCGGCATCAGCTACGCCGGCCAGCGCGGCTACGGCGTCTTCGTGCACCGCGACCACTGGCGCATCCGCATGGGGCTGGAAGTCAACGCCCTGGCCGACGGCGTGGCGGAAGCGCGGGCGCTGCTGGGCTGGACGTGGTAGCGGGATCAAGGACTTAGGGATTGGACCAATGGCAGGCGCACCGAAGGGAAACAAGAACGGGGCCAAGGGCAAGGCCTGGGCCGATGCCCTGCGCATCGAGCTCGCCACGTTCGAGGACAAGACGGCCGGCATCAAGCGCGGCCACGCGCTGCGGGCCATCGCCCGCGGGGTCGTGAAGGACGCCATCGAAGGCGACCACGACGCGCGCAAGGAGATCGGCGACCGGCTGGACGGCAAGCCGGCGCAGGCCATCACGGGGGCCGGCGGGGGCGACGTCGAGGTGGTGCACCGGGTCGAGTGGGTGATGCGTGGGCCGAAGCCTAAAGCTTGAGGCCGCGCAGGTCTTCTGGCCGCTGCTGCAGCCCGCCCGCTACAAGGGCGCCTTCGGCGGCCGCGGCTCGGGCAAGTCGCACTTCTTCGCCGAGTTGCTGATCGGCGAGTGCCTGCGCGACCCGGCCACGAACGCCGTGTGCGTGCGCGAAGTGCAGAAGTCCCTGGCGCAGTCGGTGAAGAAGCTGCTGGAGACGAAGATCGAGCAGCTGAACGTCGGCTACGCCTTCGACGTGCAGCAGACCGTCATCAACGTGCGGCCGACGCCGGCGGCGCCGATGGGCGGCAGGATCATCTTTCAGGGCATGCAGGACCACACCAGCGACAGCATCAAGTCACTGGAAGGCTTCCGCATTGCGTGGATCGAGGAGGCGCAGAGCCTGTCGCAGCGCTCGCTGGACCTGCTGCGCCCCACGATCCGCCTGCCGGATTCGGAGATCTGGGCCAGCTGGAACCCCGACGCGGCGACGGACCCGATCGATGTGCTGCTGCGCGGGCCGACGCCGCCGCCGGACAGCATCGTGGTGCAGGCCAACTACACCGACAACGCGCTGTTCCCAGACGTGCTCAAGGCCGAGATGGAGTACGACCGGGCCCGCGACCCGGAGAAGTACGCCCACGTCTGGCTGGGCGGCTACCAGCAGCGCAGCGAGGCGCGGGTGTTCCGCAACTGGCGGGTCGAGGAGTTCGAGACGCCGGCCGGGGCGCAGTTCCGCCTGGGCGCCGATTGGGGCTTCGCGGTGGACCCAAGCGTGCTGATCCGCTGCTACGTGGACGGCCGCCGGCTGTACGTGGATCACGAGGCGTACATGGTCGGCTGCGAGATCGACATGCTGCCGGACCTGTTCGCGCGCGTGCCGGAGTCGGACAAGTGGTTCATCACGGCCGACAGCAGCCGGCCGGAGACGATCAGCTACATGCGCAAGCACGGCTTCCCGCGGATCAATCCCGCGGTGAAGGGCGCCAAGTCGGTCGAGGAAGGCATCGAGTTCCTGAAGGCCTTCGACATCGTGGTGCACCCGCGCTGCACGCACCTGATCGATGAACTGACGCTGTACCGCTACAAGGTCGACCCCAAGACCGAGGAAGTGCTGCCGGTGCTCGAGGACAAGGACAACCACGTCATCGACGCCCTGCGCTACGCGCTGGAAGGCGTGCGCCGCCACCAGGCGAGCGCGCCCCCGGCGACTGTTTCCGTCCCCCGCGCCTATTCGGCGTTCCGTTCCCACTCGCTGCGAGGTTGACCGATGGCCGACGACGAGAAGGAAGAGAGGGGCGCGGCGGCGCTGGAGCGCTACAAGCGGGAGTTCTACACGGACTTCGCCGCCACCGAGGAGCAGCGCGACAAGAGCAACGAGGAACTGCGCTTCGTCATGGTGTCGGGCGGCCAGTGGGAGGGCTACCTCGAGGACCAGTTCGAGGACCGGGCCAAGATCGAGCTCGACCAGTGCTGCGACTACCTGTACCGGACCTACGCGCAGTGGACCGACAACCGGGTCGGGGTGAACTACGCCCCGGACGACGAGGCCACGACCGACGACGACGCCGAACTGCTCGACGGCCTGTTCCGGCGTGACCTGCAGCGGCGCAACGGCCAGGCCGCGCTCGACGCCGCGGTGTTCGAGACCATGGCCGCCGGCTACGGCGCCGTGCACCTGTGTACCGAGTACGAGGACGACGAGGACCCGGACAACGAGGACCAGTGCGTGGTGCTGTCGGAACTGTCGAACGCCTACGCCACGGTGGTCTGGGACAGCGCGGCCCGCAAGGTCGACAAGTCCGACGCCGAGCGCTGCACGGTGCTGATCCCGCACAGCAAGGACGGCTTCGAGCGCAAGTACCCGGACGCAACCCCGGGCGCTGACCTGACCCCGCAGGACCGGCGCGTCTTCAACTGGACCACGCCGGATCTGGTGTACGAGGCGATCCGCTACGAGGTGCGGGTCGAGGACGAGACCGTGCACACCTACGGCCACCCGGAGACGGGCGACATCGTGCGGGTGCGCGAGGCCGACCTTGAGGACGAGAAGCCCGAACTGACCGCGCTGGGCTATGAGTTCCTGCGCAAGAAGCGGCTGCGCCGGCGCAACGTGTACCGGGTGAAGTTCTGCGGGGCCTGCGAGCTCGAGGCCGAGCGCCGCATCGCCGGCAAGTACATCCCGGTGATCCCGTTCTACGCCTACCGGGCGCACGTCGATGGGGTGGACTACTGGCACGGCGTGGTGCGCAAGCGCATGGACGGCCAGCGGCTGCTGAACATGAGCGCCTCGCTGATGGCCGAGTCGGCGGCGAACTCGTCCGAGGACAAGATGATCTTCGCCCCCGAGCAGGTCGAGGGCTTGCAGACGCACTGGGCGCAGAACCGCCACCAGCAGCCCTACCGCCTGGCGCGGCCGCTGCTGGACAGCGAGGGCAAGGTCCTGGTGGCCGGCCCGCTGGGCGTGGAGTCCGGCGCCAGCACGGCGCAGGCCGCGCAGACCCTGCTGACGACGGTGGCCGAGCTCATCACCCGCGGCACCGGCGGGGCGCCGCAGGACACCATCGACCCGGACGCCTCCGGCAAGGCGGTGAACGCGGTGCTGAAGCGCGTGGACATGAACACGCAGCCGATCTTCGACAACATCCGCACGTCGATGCGGCACCTCGGCGAGGTCTACCGCTGCATCGCCGCCGACATCTACGCCGCACGCGACGGGCGCGTGGTCAACATCGTGACCAAGTCCGGCGAGCGGCAGCAGCGCAAACTGCTGGAGATGCGCGGCAAGGGCGGCCAGATCGTTTACGGCAACGACGTCAGCAAGGGCCGCTTCGAGGTGATCCCCGACACCGGCCCGAGCTTCCAGACCCAGCGCGAGGAGACGGTGCAGGCGCTCAAGGACGTGCTGGCCACGCCGGCGCTGCAGGACCCGGCCAGCGAACTGACGCAGATCGTGCTGACCAAGCTGCTCGAACTGCTGCCCGCGCAGGGCATGGACGAGGTCAAGGACTTCTGCCGGCGCAAGCTGCTGCTGTCGGGCATCCGCAAGCCGGAGACGCCGGACGACATCGAGTACCTGCGGGGGCTGGCGGCGCAGCAGGCCCAGCAGGGCCCGGACCCGCAGCAGGAACTGCTGGCCGCGGCGAGCCAGAACCAGCGCAGCGAGGCCGCGCTCAACGTGGCGCGGATCGGCGACCTGCAGGCCGCCAAGATCGCCAAGCTCGCGCAGGCGGCGCTGGACGGCGCCAAGCGCGCGGAGATCGTGCAGCGGGTGCGCAACCCGCAGCTGCGGCTCGTATCGGAAGGCGGCGGGGCCGCGGCCAAGCAGTTGGATGCGGCCATCGAGCTTCACGAAAAGCACATGAGCGGGCAGGAACCAACGACTGGGCCAGAAGGAGAGCGCTCCCAAATGAAAATGATGCAGCAGATGAAAGCCGCCCGGCGCGCAATGGGCGGCGGCGGCATGAAAGGCATGTGACTCCCCGGGCCTTGCGCCCGGTATCCAGTCGTCACCCTGGTGAAACGGTGGCCCGGTGCATCCCCGGGAGGTCGGTGCTCGCCCTGGCGATCCCAGGCTTAACTCGGAACCAACGAGGTGAATCTCATGGGTGGTGAAGCGGCGGAAGTGATCGACAACGAGGACCTGAACGAACTCTCCCCGGAGGAGCAGGCGGCCAAGGCGAGGGCGGACGAGGAGGCGGCGGCGAAAGCCAAGGCCGACGAGGACGCTGCAGCGGCGGCAGCCGGCAAGGACGGCGAGGGCGAGGATCAGGGCTTCGAGGTCGTCGAGGAAGATGGCACCCCCGCCGGTGCCGGTCGCGTGGTCCCCATCGGCACGCACATCAAGCTGAAGCAGAAGCTGAAGGGGAAGGTCAAGGAGGCGCGGGGCGAGGTCGAGGCGAAGGCGCAAGAAAACGAACTCCTGCGGCTGCAGATCCAGCAGCGGGACGAGGAAATCGCGCGCCTGAAGCAGAAGCCGCTGCCCAAGGTCGAGGACTTCGGCGGGGATACCGCCAAGTACGAGACCGCGATGCGCCAGTTCATCGCCGAGCAGGCCGGTGTCGCAGCGACGGAGGCGGTCCGCAAGGCCGCGCCGGCGCCGCAGCAGGCGGCCGACGACGATGCCGACGACGAGGTGCTGCAGGCCTATTCGGAGCGGGCGGCGAAGCTGAAAGCCGCCGACTTCGAGGAAGCCGAGGATGCGGTCATCGCTGCCTTCGGGCAGCAGGCCGTGCGCCGGATCATCGGGCTGTTCGCCAATTCGGAGGCCGTCATCTACGCCCTCGGCAAGAACCCCAAGAAATTGGGCGAGCTCGCCGCGGACCTGAAGCGGTCCCCGCTCCACGCGGTCAAGAACCTCACCGAGTACGCCTCGAAGCTTCAGCTGAAGCCCAGGGGCAAAGCGCCCGAACCCAACAGCGCATCCGACACGCGCGGCAGCGCGGCACGCGGCGCCGACTCGCAAACGACCCTCGATCGCATGCGCGACGAGGTCCAGGCGGGCAAGCGCAGCGTCGACGACGTTCTCGCGTTCAAGAAGGAGTGCCGGGCCAAGGGCATCAAGGTCGAGTAGCGCTCGACCAACCCCACCCAAGCAAGCGGTAACAAGGCCCCAGGAGGGCCTTTTTTATGGCGGCCAACGGATTTACCAAGTCCCAGATCACCTTCTTCGAGAAGGTGATCGAGGGTTTCAACGCGACGAACGTCGCGGCGCGCAACTGCGAGGTCTTCGAGGCCCCCGCCTCCGAGGTCGAGCACTCGGGTCTCACGATCCGTCGTCCGGTCCCGATGATCGCGGAGATCACGACCGGCCGCGACGTGTCGGCGGACTACAAGGACCTGAAGGAACTGACGGTCCCGATGGACATCGCCGAGACCGACATCCTGAACCACGCCTTCAAGCTGAACGCGCTCGAGCTGGCCGATCCCAGCCGGCGTGACAAGGCGGCCAAGGCGGCGTCGCAGGCCCTGTCCACGAAGGTGGACACCCTGGTCTCCGACGAGGTCCGGGCCTCGGGCTCGCTGATCGCCTGCGAAACGGGCGCGATGACGAGCTACGAGCACCTGTCCCGTGGCGAGGTGGCGCTGTTCGAGCGCGAGGTCGATGTCGCGGCCGACCGCTACCTGGGGCTGACGCCCTCGATGGCGCAGAAGATGGCGAACGACCTGGGCCAGCGGGCCACCGACAACGAGCGGGATCGCAGCGCCTACGAGCGCTCGCGCCTGCCGATGGTCGGCGGCTTCGAGACCCTGCGGTCGAACGTCATCACGAGCCTGACCGGCTCGGCGTCGGCGGGCGTCACGGTGAACGGCGCCAACCAGCGCAAGACCCCGACCGTGTTCGACGGCACCAACAGCGCGGCGGCGGACAACCGCTCGCAGACGCTGGCGGTGTCGGCGGGCCACGGCATGGTGGCGGGCGACCGCTTCACCATCGCGGGCGTCAACGCGATCGGCATGATCTCCAAGAAGGACACGGGCCGGCTGCAGACGTTCGTGGTCCTCTCGGTGAACGTGAACGACCTCACCATCAGCCCGGCGATCATCCCGGTCGACCAGGCGGCGACGGAGTTCAAGAAGTACGGCAACTGCACGACCACGCCGGCCAACGGCGCGGCCATCACGCTGCTGAACACGGACACCGTCTCGCCGTCGATCTTCTGGGTCAAGCGGGCCGTGAACCTGTTCCACGGCAAGCTCGCGGTGGCGGACCTGTCGCCCACCGTGGCGGTGATGCGCGCCAAGACGGACAGCGGCATCGAGATCGTGTTCGCCCGCCAGGGCAACATCGACGACCTCGTCGCCAAGTACCGCCTGTCGTGCTGGGTCAACGCCCACGTCCTCGAACCGCAGATGGCCGGCGTGTACCTGCCGAACCAGAACGCGGCCTTCGGCGGCTGATCGTTCAGCAGCATCAAGGGTCCCGGGGCAACCCGGGGCCCTTCTTAGTGCTGAGCAAACCCAGCAGCGAGTACCCCAAGGAGCAGACCGTGAGCAAACCCAGCAGCGAGTACCCCCGGATGGTCTACCGGGACGAGCCGCTCGAGCGCCGCACGCCGGCGGTGTTCGGGTCCAAGCATCCGGCCTACTACGCCGTGGTGAAGGGCCCCGACGAACTGGACGCCGCACTGAAGGCCGGCTGGCGCGTGGAGCGCGTGGCGCCCGACGAAGGCGGTGTCGTGGTCCCGCCGGCGGTGGCTGCGGTCGTGACGGAAGTCAACCGGATCGACGTCGAGCTGAAGGTGCCGCTGGCGGCCCCGAAGCGCCGCGGCAAGAAGGCGGAGTAGCCGGTGTCCTCGGCCGACGACCTCGTCAAGGGCGCGCTGTACGCCATCGGCGCGCACAGCGAGATCAACCCGGCCGACCCGTCCCTGCTCGAGCTCGGCCGCAAGAAGCTGATCGCCATGATCCGCGAGGACATCGCGGCGGAGATCTACTACGGCAGCGAGCTCGACAGCCTGACCAACGTCGCCCTGACCGCCACCGGCACGCTGGAAGGCCACGACCTCGACGCCACCGACGACATCCACGTCAGCGGCGCCGAGGATGCCGACTTCAACGGCTACTCCGAGGTCGCCTCGGTCAACGGGGACACGTTCTCGTACACCATCGCCGAGGGCGAGGCCACCGGCGAGACCGAAGCGGCCTTCGCCGACCTCGGCATGCGGGTGATCCACCTGCCCGAGGTGCTGGGCGACAACGTGCTGGAGGACGGCGCGGCGAGCGAGACGCTGTCGATGCGCCTGGCCGTGCGCATGGCGCCGCCCTCGCGCAAGGCCGTGCCGGCCGACGTGCGGATCGCCGCGGCGGTGGGCTTTGCGGCCCTGAAGGCGCGCTTCCAGCGGCCGACGGTGCCGATGATGACCCCGAGCAAGCTCCTGCCGCGCGGCCAGGGCAGCACCCGCGGCACGCTGCCGCAGGCCTTCATGGGCGGTGAGCCGCTGGCCAGCGACACCACCGAGAGCACCGACTCGGCGAGCTCGCCCTACGTCGGAGACGGCGGGACGCCGTGATTATTCCGCTCCCGGAGACTATCCGCTGGTCGCAGCTGGTCCCCAAGCAGACCGAGTACCTGCTCAACCTGCTGAAGATCGGCGCCGTGGTGGTGTCGCGCCCGGCGACGGAACTGGTGACGGCGAAGCTGGACGAGCCGCGCGGGCTGTTCGAGTTCGGCGGGGTGCTGTACGGCATCTGGGGCGACAAGCTCTACCGGGACACGGCGCTGAACCTGGTCGGCGACATCGGCGGCATCGGGCAGACGGCCTACGCCGGCGGCTTCAACCACGCCGCGATCGTCACCGGGACGGCCGGGGCGAACTACACGGTGGCTGGCAGCGTGCTGACGCCGATCGCCGACCCGGACGTGCCGGCGTGCCGGGACGTCGAGCACATCGACGGGCGCTTCGTGTACGTGCCGACCGACGGCAGCCCGGCGCTGTGGAGCGAGGTGGGGGACGCGGCCAACGTCGACCCGCTGTCGTTCTTCGACGAGGAAACCCAGCCGGACGGCAACACGGCGGTGATCGCCATCGGCGGCGACCTGCGCCTGATGGGCGCCGAGACCATCGGCCGCTTCCGCAACGTGGGCCCGGCCGAGAATCCGTTCCAGTGGGTGCGGGGCGGCACCATCGACGTGGGCTTCGTCGGCGGCAAGGTGCGGGCCCGCGAGTCCTGCCTGTTCGTCGGCAAGGAGAAGCAGGCCGGCTACGACATCTACGCCTTCGCCGACGGCAAGACCCAGCCGATCACGACGCCGGCCATCAAGGAGATGCTGAACCGCCTCTACACCCCGGCGCAGCTGGCCGCGGTGCGCGCGCAGCGCTTCAACTGGCGCGGGGCCGACTGCTACGTGTTCGAGTTCCCCGACCGCACGCTGCTGTTCCAGGGCGGGCTGTGGCACTACATCGACTCGGGCCTGACCGGCGTGGCCAAGCTCGGGACCTTCCGCTACTACAACGCGACCCTGTTCAACGGCACCTGGTACGTGCAGGGCACCGGCGGGCTGTACCGGCTCACCGACGCCCACCAGGACAGCGCCGGCAAGTTCAGCCGGCAGATCGTGACCTTCGCCCGCTCGGGCGAGGAAGCGCCCTTCGACCTCGGCGAACTGGAGCTCGCGCTGGCCAATGGGGTCGGCGAGGGCACCGTGGGGCTGGCGATCTCCCGGGACGGCGCGCAGTGGGGCGACCCGTGGTACCGGGACACCGGTGCCGTCGGGGCGCGCACGCAGCGCCTGGTGTGGAATCCCCCCGGCGGGCTGGGGTCGTTCGACGGCTACGCCGGTCTTGCGTTGTACGCAACGGCAGACGTCGAATTCGCGGCCGACGGGCTGGTGGTCCGGTGAGGGCCCGCTCGCGGCCGCAGTACGGCGCCCAACTCGGGCGCGCGGACAAGGACGGGCTGGTCACGCTGTCCGAGGAGTTCGAGGCCTTCCTCGACGAACTGGCCGACCCGCCGCTGCGCGCCACGGCGGCGGAGGGCGACGCCACGCCCTCGGTCAAGGGGCTTGGCGAGCGCGGGGTGTTGACGCTGGCCAACGCCGCGCCGGTCAACGTGACCGGGCTCGACGACGGGGACGATTTGCAGGAGATCGTGCTGCTGTGCAGCACGGGCAACACCACGCTGGTGCACTCGGCGACCTTCCGGCTGTCGGGCGGGGCCAACGTGACGCCGGCGGCCGACTCGACGCTGGTGATGAAGCGCATCGGCACGGCGTGGCGCCAGGTGGCGCCGGTCATCACGACCTGACCCGTGGACGCGGGCCTGCGCGAGACGTCGTACCGGCGGATCGCGCAAGTGCTGCGCGCGCCGGGGGTGGAGGGGCCGCTGGGGCTCGCGGGCGCGTCCCTGCTGCCGATGGGCCCGGACGTGCACTACCTGCGCTGCGGCGCCGGCTTGGTCGTGTACTTCGTGCACGACGGCGTGGCGAGCATGCACGGCGCGCTGCTGCCGGGGGACGGGCGGCTGGCGCCCAAGGTGTTCCGCGAGCACTGCGCGTACCTGCGCGGGCTCGGGGTGCAGAGGATCGTCACGCGCCACCGGGCGGACCACCGGCGCGCTTCGCTGATGTGCAGGGTCCTGGGATTCGAGCCGGCGCCATCCGACGCCGGGTTCAAGCGCTACGAAAAGGTGATCCATGGGTGATCTGTCGAACGACCCCTTCTACGGGGACTTCTTTCAGGAGGGCAGCTCCAAGCCCGCGCCCGGGCCCAACCCGCTGGACCCGCTCGACCTGCGCAAGTCCGAGGCGACCGACGCCGCGCGCCAGGCCGGGCAGCTGCAGTACGACGCCTCCATGGCGGGCATCGACGAACTGCGCCGCCAGTTCGACACCACCACCGGGCGCCTGACGCCGTTCTTTCAGGCCGGCCTGAACCAGCTGCCGAACGTGGTGCAGGGCGCCTCCGCCGGCGGGCTCGACGCGCGCATCGCCGAGATCCTCGGCACCGACACCTTCAAGGCGCTGGTCGGCGAGCGCACCAAGGCCGTGAACAATCAGCTTTCGCAAGGCGGCATGACCCGCTCGGGCGCGGCGCTGCGCGCGGCGGCGGCGATCCCGACCGACGTGGCGATGGCGCTGGAACAGCAGCTGTTCGGGCGCCAGCAGGGCCTGCTCGGCAGCGGCCAGAACGCGGCCGCGGGCCTCGGCGCCTTCGGCGCGCAGCAGGGGCAGGACGTGGCGAGCCTGCTGCAGCGCGGCGGCGATGCGCTGGCGCAGTCGGCCGTGGCGCAGGGCCAGATCGCGGCGCAGCGCTCCGGCAACTTCGCCAACGCGGCCTCGGGCATCATCTCGGCCTACTTCTCCGACCCCCGCCTCAAGGAGAACATGCAGCCCATCGGCAAGATCGGGCCGCTGACGCTCTACGAGTGGGACTGGAAGCCCGCCGTGCGCGGCATGGCCGGCATGGAGATGGGCATCGGCTTCGACGCCGACGAGGTGGCCGAGCGCTACCCCGACTACGTGGTCACCACCAGCACCGGCTTCCGCGCCGTGGACTACGCCGGCCTCACCGACCGGCTCCGGGCCGAGTTCGCCGCGGTGCGCGCGCTGACGGCGGGAGGCTGACGCCATGGCCGACATGTTCCGCTACGACGGCCGCTCGCTGGTCCCCGACCTCGACCAGGCCATCGGCAACGTCATGGGGCTGGTGCGCGAGGGGCAGGTCAACCGCACCGCCGACCGGCTCGCCCCGCCGGCCGACGTCAAGCCCGGCGACCGCATCAACTTCCTGCTGCGCCCGGAGAACCAGAAGATCCTGCAGCGCCTCGGCCGGCTGTCGCCGGAGGCCGCGCAGCAGGCGGTGGCGATGGCGGCGACGGCGGACCAGAGCGCCCTGCAGGCCGCCGCGCGCGAGTCGGAGAACGCCTCGCGGTTCTACCAGGCCTTCCTCGACACCAAGGATCCGGCCGCCCGCAACAAGTTCCTCGCCGAGAAGATCAACGAACTGCAGCAGGCCGGCCAGCCGACCGACAAGCTGCGCGACCTGATCGGCAAAAGCTTCGACGAGCAGACGCTGGCCGCGCGCCGCGGCGTCATCATGGCCGGCGACCACAAGCTGCTGGCCGACAACGGCCTCGAGGCCATGCTGGCGCAGCTGAAGGTGCAGGGCCAGCAGCTGCAGAACCTGCAGACGGCCCAGAAGATGCAGTTGGACGCCGCCGCCGAGCAGCGGGCGCAGGCCGATGCCGCGGCCAAGGCCGAGAAGGCCGCCACGGAGAAGGCCGACGCCGCGAAGAAGGTGGAGGACGCCAACGCCGCGGTGCGCTCGCAGGCCGAGTTCGTGCGCTCGCAGATCGGCGAGATCAAGGCGATCCTGCCGAAGGCCATGTCGGGCCGGCCCGGGCAGCTGGCGGCGCTGGTGAGCTCCACCGGCGACACCGCGCGCAAGGCCAAGCTGATCGACACCCTGAAGGCCAACATCGGCTTCGACAAGCTGCAGGACCTGCGGCGCAACTCCCCGACGGGCGGCGCGCTCGGCAGCGTCACCGATAAGGAGCTCTATGGCTTGCAGAGCGTGCTCGGCAACCTCGACGCCACGCAGGCCGACGCGGACCTCAACCGCGAGCTCGACAAGGTGCTGGACTTCTACGACCGCCTGAACGTGAAGGCCGGCGGCCAGTCCTTCACCCAGCCGCGCACCGGCGAGCGCATGCGCCAGCAGGCGCAGCAGCAGGACGCCGCGGAAGCCGAGCGGCAGGCGCGCCTGGCGGCGGCGCTGGCCCGGCACGGGGGCCGCTGATGGCCACGCGCAAGGAACTCGAGGATGCCCTGCTGGCCGCGGATGCCGCCGGCGACAACGAATCGGCGGCAGTGCTGGCCGACGAACTGCGCCGCATGGACGGCGCGCAGCCGGCCGCGCGGGCTCCCGACAGTGCCGCCTCGCGCTTCATGACGGGCGTCACCGACCCCTTCTTCGGCGCGGCGCAGCTCATCACCAACGCCGGCGACTACTGGGGCGTCCCGGGCTTCACCGGCGACACCGGGCTGGCGAGCAGCGTCAACGACTACCTGACGCGCCGCGAGGCCGAATACAGCGCCCCGGAGGGCTGGGACCTCGCCCGCATCGGCGGCAACATCGCCTCCCCGGTCAACTTCGTGGCCGGCGCCGGCGGCCTGCGGGCTGCGGGCCTGCTGCGTGGCGGCAATGCCGCCCGGCGGGCGGCTGCGGGCGGCGCGGCGG